ATGCTGCTGCAGCATGGCGGCGGGTTCTTCGGCGGCGGCGCCGAGGACATGACCCCGGTCGGGATCTGGACCGAGCTCGCCGAGGACGGCAAGGGGCTCAAGGTCGTCGGCAAGCTCGCCGACACCCCGCGCGGCCGCGACGTCTACACGCTCATGAAGATGACGCCGCGCCCGGCGATCGACGGGCTGTCGATCGGCTACCGCGCGAAGGAGTTCGTGCAGGGCACCAAGCCCGGCGAGCCGCGGCGCACGCTCAAGAAGATCGATCTCCTCGAAGTCTCGATCGTGACCTTCCCCGCGAACCCGAAGGCACGGGTCGAGGCGGTGAAGGCTCTCGAAGGAATCCAATCGCTCGCGGACGCGGAGCGCTACCTGCGCGATGCTTGTGGCCTCTCCCGCAGCGACGCCGTGACCCTCGTGTCACGGATCAAGGGCATCGGCCAGAGCGACTCTGGCGGCCTGGACGACGTGGTGACGCTGATGAAGCGCTGCCCCCTCCTGCAAACCAGCTAAAGGAACCCGAACAGTGTCGGACATCCTGGAAGTCAAGCGGCTCGTCGAGCAGCAGAACGAGGCCTGGGGCGAGTTCATGAAGAAGAACGACGCCCGGCTCAAGGCGATCGAAGAGAAGGGCGCAGCGCCCGCGGACCTGGTCGAGGACGTGAAGAAGCTGAACGACGAGCTCTCGCAGACGCGCAAGGACCTCATCGAGGTCGAGAAGAAGTCGAACCGTCCGGGCGCCGGTGCCGCGGATCCCGCCGCGGCGGAGCGCAAGGACGCGATGAACCTGTACATGCGCAAGGGCGACGCGAGCGCGCTGGTGGCGATCCAGTCGAAGGCGATGCAGTCGGGCAGCGACCCCGACGGCGGCTACCTGGTGATCGAGGAGATCGACCGGGAGATCGACCGCGTGGTGAGCGTGGTGAGCGCGATGTCGCGGATCTGCCGCAACGTCATGATCGGCACGAACCGCTACCTGAAGAACGTGAAGACCTCCGGCATGGCCATGCGCCGGGTGGCCGACGGCGCGACCGGCGGCGAAACGACCCCGCCCGCATACAAGCGGATGGAGATCGAGGTCTTCCCGGCGGAGGTCGAGCCGTGGGTCTTCAACGAGACGCTCGAGGACGCGATCGTCGACCTTGCGAGCGACCTTGCCGAAGAGGCCGCGATCTCCTTCGCCGAAGGCTCCGGCTCGGAGTTCTGCGTCGGCAACGGCGTCGGCAAGGCGCGCGGCATCACCGCCTACACGAACGTCGCGAACGCGAGCTACGCGTGGGGCTCGGTCGGCTACACCGCCTCCGGCGCCTCCGGCGCCTTCGCGGCGAGCAACCCGGCCGACAAGCTGATCGACCTGCAGCATGCGCTGAAGCCAGCGTACCGGCCGGGCGCGAACTGGCTGATGTCGGACGCCACCCTCGCCGTGGCGCGGCAATTCAAGGACTCGAGCGGCGCCTTCTACATGTGGCAGCCCGACACGACCGCGGGCTTCGGCGGGCGGATGCTCGGCAGCCCGGTCGAGGTCGACGACAACATGCCGGCGATCGCTGCCAACAGCTACTCGATCTCCTTCGCGAACTTCCGCCGCGCCTACACGATCGTCAACCGCAGCGGCACCTCGCTGATCCGCGACAACATCACGGCGAAGGGCACCACGAAGTTCAATTTCCGCCGGCGCTTCGGCGGCGGGATCACGAACTTCGAGGCGATCAAGCTGATGAAGTTCGCCACCTCCTGACCGGCCCTCGCGAACGACTTCGGAGACACGACAAATGAGCAAGGACCTCCACAGCAACGTGAAGCAGATGCTGGGTCTCTCCCCGGTCGCCCTCGGGCCGACCGGCGCGAGCGCCGGCAAGATCATCGACCGCCAGGGCTACGGCGGCGTCGAGTTCCTGATCGGCTACGGCGCGGTCACGACCACCGGCTCGGTGGTGACCGCCCTCCTCAAGGAAGGCGACGTGACCGGCACCCTTACCTCCGTAGCCGACTCGGACCTCATCGGCACCGAGGCGCTCGCCGGCCTGCCGGCCACCACGCCGCGCACCTCCGGCGTCAGCCAGCAGGTCGTGAAGCGCATCGGCTACAAGGGCATGAAGCGGTACGTGCAGCTCACCCTGACGAACTCCGGCGTCACCTCGACCGGGCTCTTCTGGGCCGACGCACTGCTCTACAACCCGCACGTCGCGCCGGTCGCGAACCCGTAAGCGCTTTCACGCACCCGGTTGAATGCGGTGAACAGGTCGGGGCGCTCGTCCGCTCCGGCGCCGTGAAACTCGGCACCCCTTCCTTCCGGCAAGAGCAAGGACCAGCCGATGAATCTGGCGGAGGGCCGCGCGCGCGCGGCCGGCAAGCACGTCGCGATCCTCGGCCTGGGGCCGAGCATCAACGCGTTCCTCGAGTTCACCAAGCGGCTCGGCGGGCGCGAGAAATTCTGCGACGAGGTCTGGACGATCAACGCGCTCGGCAACGTGTTCGAGCGCGACCTGGTCTTCCACATGGACGACGTGCGCATCCAGGAGATCCGCGCGGCGGCGAACCCGGACAGCAACATCGCCGCGCTCCTGCCGTGGCTCAAACGCTCGCCGGTGCCGGTGATCACGAGCCGGCCGCACCCCGACTACCCGTCGCTCGTGCCGTTCCCGCTCGAAGAGGTGGTGAACGCGCACCCGTGCGCGTACTTCAACTCGACGGCGGCCTACGCGGTCGCCTACGCCGTCCACGCCGGCGTGCGCAAGATGACGCTCTTCGGGATCGACTTCACGTACCCCGACGCGCACAGCGCCGAAAAGGGCCGCGCGTGCGTCGAGTTCTGGCTCGGCATCGCCACGGCGAAAGGGATCGAGCTCTCGATGCCGCGGATCTCGACGCTCATGGACGCCTGCGCGCCGCAGGCCGAGCGCTTCTACGGCTACGACACGCTCGAGCTCGCGTTCGAGCGGCAGGACGGCTGGATCGCCGTCGGAATGACCGAGCGCGCCGAGCTCCCGACCGCCGAGGAGATCGAGGCGCGCTACGACCACACCGCCCATCCGAACCGCCTCGTTGAAGATGAGAGGACCCTCGCATGAACCGCATCCGCCGCTTCCTCCTCGCCGCCCTTTTCGCGCTCGCGGCGGCCCCCGCGCTCGTCGTCCCGACGCCGGCCTCCGCCGGCGCGATGAACGACTACTGCGAGAACAAGATCGTCGACTGGCTGCTCCGCGGCCAGGCGTTCTCGCCGCCGGCGAACTGGTACAACGGATTGATCCGCGCGACGCGCGGGTTCTCCAACTCGATCCGCTCCACCGCGGTGTCGAGCGGCGACACGGCCATCCCGGCCACGCCGAACGGCCGCATCTACCGCGTCACCACCTCGGGGACCACCGGCTCGGGCGAGCCCACCTGGTGCACCACACAGGGCTGCACGACCTCCGACGGCACCGCCGTCTGGACGGAGATGACCACCGACCTCGAGGCGGGAAACCTCACCAACGTCACCGAGGTCAGCGGCGGCTCGTATGCGCGGGTGCAGATCACCTCGAACACGACGAACTGGGCGGGCACGCAGTCGGCGGGCTCGACCTCGGCGAGCACGGGCACCGGCGGCACGACCTCGAACAACGGCTCGATCTCGTTCCCCTCGCCGACCGCGAACTGGGGCGTCATCTTCGGGTTTTTCCTGGCGGATGCGAACAGCGCCGGCAACCTGTGCATCTGGTCGGCGCTGACCACCCCGAAGACGGTGAACAACGGCGACCCGGCCCCGGTGTTCTCCGCCGGCGCGCTCACCGTCCAGATCGACAACTAGGGGAGGCGCGCCATGCGGATCCTGATCGCGCTCGCCGCCGCGGCGCTGCTCGCCGGCGGATGCGCCGCGCGCGCGCCCCAGCCCGGCGAGCCGCTCGAGGGGACGGCGGTCATCGTCCCCGACGCCGGCCCGCGCCTGGTCGTGCTCACCGCCTTCGAGCAGCGGGTCCTGCCGCTCTACGGCCGCCTGGCGCTCGCCCAGCGCACCGCGGCCGAGGGCGTGCGGACCAAGCGCCTCACGCCGGCGCAGGGCGAGGCGGTCGCCCAGGCGCGCCGGGTGGCGGTGGAGAAGCTCCGGGCCGCCGAGGTGGCCGAGGCGCAGGTGCGAAGCGGGGCGAAGGCCGACCCCGCCGCGCGGCTCCGCGAAGCGACCGCCGCGGTGGATGCGGTCGAGAAGCTGGCGAGGTAGGCCATGAAGGTTTCGCAAGCGAAAGCGCTGCACCAGGCGCTCGGCGACGCGATCGCGCTCGCCGAGGCGAACGGCCTCGACGAGTTCGACGTCGTGGAGACGATCAAGGCGGTCGAGCAGTCGGCCGCCGACGAGCTCGCGGCGGCGATCGCGGTGGCGAAGGGATAGGGCGGGCCGGCCGGCAATGGCGGTTGCGAAGAGCAACGCGTTCCGGGTGCGGGTGCGGCGGCCGGCGACGTCTGCGTCACTGCCGGCGTGGGTGCTGGCGCTGTCGTTCAACGAGTGGTACGCGATCCCGAACACGAGCATCCGCTCGGTTGACCCGGCCTCAAGGCCGCTGCCAGAGACGTACAGCGGCGGATTCCCCGCGGCGTGCTCGAGCAAAATCGACGCGTGGAACTCGCTGGCGGTCAACAAGACCGGATCGTGGCTCTACTCCGCCGCGAACGGCGGGCACATGGACTACGCGGGAAACGAAGTCGATGCGATCCGCCTGAACGCCGCAACCCCGCAGTGGGCGGAGCTTCTGACGTGCTCGACGAACGCGCCGCCCAACGTGTCGTTCTACCCGGACGGACGGCCGACGTCGCGGCACAGTTACGCGAGCGTCCATTACGTCGCGGCGCAGAACCGCGTCTTCCTGCTCGGGACGTCGGCCGGCTTCGGCGAGCCGCCGCCGTCTAACAGAAACACCATCGGCTTCAACGTCGGGAACTCCTCCTGGGACGCGCAGGGGACGTGGCCCGACCATCCGACCTCTGGAACGGTGTGGCCTGCGACCATGATGGCGCAGCACCCGACTACGGACGATGTGTACATCTCGTTCCCGAACACGGGCGCATTCGTCCGGTTCAACGCCGCGACGGGAACCTACACGACCATCGTGGGCAGCAGCACCGCCGACGGCAGCGAAGGCTGCGCGGTGATCGACCCGGTGCGTGGAAGGTTCGTGCATCTGAACACAGCCGGCAGTGCCGGGCGCAATCTGGTGCGAAGCCTCACTACCGGCGCGGTCACGCCGGTCACTCTGATCGGCTCGGCCGCATCACTCGTCGATACTGGAGGCAGCGGCAGCGGGCAGTCGCACGGGATGATCTACGAGCCCGACCTCGATCGCTACGTCGTCAAGACGACAGGGCACTCGACGCGCCTTATCAGCGTCAACCCGACGACCTGGGACTGCACTGAGATCACGACGACGCTGCGCGCGGGGTCGGCCGCGCCGAGCGTGCCAAGCCTTGGGGTCTACCAGCGCTTTCGGTACATCCCGGAACTTCGCGGCGTCGCATACGTGCCGTCGGGGCTCTCCGGTGCCGCGGGGAACGTCTACTTCCTGCGCACGGCGATTGCCGGCCTGGGGGAGACGCAGTCGGTGACGTTGAACCCGGTGGCGGTCATGGTCCCGCGCGCCATTCTGTTCGACTCGGGGACTTACGAGCGCTACGTCCACGTCGCTATCGCCGAGAACAACACGTGGGTTTTCGAGTGGCGCAACTTCGACCACAACGTGGGGCTGCGCCCCTTCCGCACGACGCCTTACAAGCTCTACGTCGACGATGTGCTTCACGACACGGTGAGCGTGTCTCCCGGCGCGGGGGTCGGTCAGATCACCGTTCGGGCGAGCGAGCTGACGCACGGGTGGCACGTGCTGAAGGTTGTCGGTGAGGCCGACGAAACGGCGATTCCCGCGTTCCTCTTCGTGAAGCGTCCGGGCGGCACCGATCCGGCGTTCCTGCCGGTCTTCATGGGGTCGCACGAGTGCGAGCAAGGGACGGGGTTCACCCGCTATTCGTGGGTGTGGGTGCCTGTCGCTGGTCAGCCAAGCGCCTATCCGCTGGCGGCTTACACCGCGACGCCGTTCTCCACGGCGCTGCCGCGCACGCAGCTCTACATGCACGAGTACGTGCCGTGGGAGCGCTCGTGGAGCGTCGATGTCTATCGCCCGCGCGTGACGAACGGCGTGGTCAACACCTGCAACGGGCAGGGGTATCTCTTTACGCCTGTCATTCAGCAGATCCCCAACAAGGCGCTGCTCGACGGCCCGCGCGGCGTTGCCAGCATCGGCGGCGGGATCACCCACATGGAGTGGGGCATCAACCGGCAGGACACGATCTACGTGGCCGAGGCGTGGCGCATCTGCCACGTCACGGGCGACGGCTGGATTCGCACGATCGCGGGGCTTCGGAGCCGCACGCCGCCCGGGAGGAGCAACCCGCCGTCGGCAGCCGACTACGACCTGATCGGGGATTGGTCAGCCATCCCCGCGAATCGGCGCGGGTTCCACGAGTTGTGGGGACTGACGTGGCGCGACTCGACGGTGATGAACGTGAGCGGGCCGCCGATCCCGAACGACGGCATCGGCCTGGGCGGGGTTCTCCAGCAACCGCACACCGTCGGGCCGGAGCTTTTCGTGTCGGACACGCAGAACAACCGCGTGCTGAAACTCAAGTTCAGCCCAACCGCACACCTGACGCCGGTAGTGGTCACGGAGTTCATCACCGGGATGAGCGACCCGTGGGATATCCGCTCCGTCGGTGATGTCCTGTACGTGAGCGAGCGGACGCTGAACCGCATCACGAAGTGGTCCGCGGTGGACGGTTCGTTCCTCGGGACGCTGATCCAGGGGCCGACCGACCTTTCCTACGCGGCGCTCGACCCCAACGGTAGCCGCGTGCCGGTGCGCCTGCAGTCACTCGCGGCGGTTCGCGCGCAGGGCTGCGTGCTGCCGGAAGGGCTCTACATCCTCGACGGGTTCCTCTACTTCTCGTCGTTCGCGATGGCGCAGGTTAGGAAGGTCGATCTCAATACCGGCGTGGCGACAACGGTCGTCGACCTTGACCCCAACACGCACCTTTCAGGCGGGGCGTACACCAAGATCGCGCTGAGCGACGGCACCTTCGGCCCGCGCGGGTCGATCTTCCTCGGCGCCTGGGGCTCGGGGAACACTGCCGGGCTTCCGTGGGCCTGGCTGCCAGACGGTACGGCATGGAATTACTACACGCAGGGCGGCGACGTGAGCGGCCCTGGACTGCCGTGGCACGGCCTTGGATACACCGGGGTCGCCGCAGTGAAGAACGGGCGCCTCGCAGTCTCCTCGAGCATCGCCGGGATCGGCGTGATCGTGAAGTCGAGCGGCCAGTTCACATACGGGTGGGATACGCACTACGCCCCCGCGGCGCTTCGCTGGTTCCAGCTCGGCCTGCATCTAGCGCACGGCCACGACGGGCGCGGCTACTTCGGCCTGCCGAAACCGTGGGGCCGTGAAACGCTGATCGACAACTATCTGACGATGTACGGTCACACGCAATAGGCGCGCCGATGGAATTTCTTCTGAGGATCAGGGACGACGATCACCGCAAGGCGGGGACGGTCGTCGTGGTGTGCCCGGACGGGTGGGGGTGGGGACGGGCAGAGGTGGACTCGAAGATTTTCCGGGTCGTGAAGTGCTACGGGATGCCCGCCGGCGCGCTGGACGACATCGCGCAGGGGCGCGACCGTCACAAGCTGACGTACAAGCACGGACTGCGCTTCGCCGACGAGAAGCGGCTACTGAAGTTCGTGCCCGACGACGGCCGGCAGAAGTACCTCCTCGATCTACGAGCGGAGCCGCTTGCGTCGAAACTGCACAGCGGCGTGATCGAACTGACGCAGGCAGAGCAGGCCCAGATGCTGGCTGCAAGGAAAGCGATCTAATGCCCACCACAACCGTCAAGTCCATCGGCACGTCGAGCCGCGACTACTCGACCATCCAGGCGTGGGAGAACGCCTGCCCGTCGGACCTTACGAACAGCGACGAAATCTGGAAAGGCGAGTGCTACAACGACTCGGAGTTCCTTGGGAGCTCGGCTGAAATACTGTGGGTAACAGGGATGACCGCGGACGCGACGCGCTATCTCTGGCTAACTTGCGCAACCGGGCAGAGCTTCACGGCGCACGCAAGCAAGCTCACGAACCCGCTTACCTACGACCAAAGCAAAGGCGTCGGGCTGCGCTGCACGAGTTTTATCGCCTTCGTCGTGCTCGCGCAGCGCGCTTTCCGCATGACCGGACTCCAGCTCTATCTGGACTCGACTGCTGGAGGCGTGCATACGCTGGACGTCGATATCCCCACCACCAACGCCTGCATCATCGAGAACTGCCTCATCCAAGGGCGGCAGACGACCATCAGTTGCAACCCCACTGGCTCTGGCGGCTCGACGTGGGTGAATAACGTGATTATCGACCGAAGCGATACCGGATCCACGGGCACTTGGTATGACAACTCCGCTGGAACGGTCGTCAACCGTGCAATCAACAACACGATCGTCAGGCCCTCCGATCTGACCTCCGGCGGAACCGGCGTGCGCGCGAACGGCAGCGACACGATCAGCCGGAACAATGCCGTATTCGGCTTCTCGACCGCATTCACCGGCACGTTCGACACGACGAACAGCAAGAACAACGCGACGGATGCTGCGAGCGCCCCGGGGTCAAGCAATCAGACGAGCAAGACGTTCTCGAGCCAGTTTCAGGATGTCACCGACTCGGGTGGGTACGACTTCCGCGCAAAGGCGGGCGGTGATCTGCAAAACGGCATCCGCGATCAGAGCTACACCAACGATTTGGATATTGTCGGACAGGCACGCAGCACCTCGACGCCGACGATTGGTGCCTGGGAGATCGCTGCCGCCGACGGCGGTGCACAACTCCGCCGGCTTGGCGGCGTGCGCCACACCACTGCCTACCGCGGCCCGGTGAACGTCTTCCGCGAGGCCGCCGAGCCCGCCCGCCGCAGGATCTTCCTGCCGTCGCTGGCGTTCACGCGCCGCGTCAACGCGTTCCAAGGAGCCTGACCCGATGGCCGTCCACGCAAGTCACGCCGGTCTGCCCTACTGCGTCAAGGGCGCCCGCTACTCCTTCCTGGTCCCCTACCTCGACGCCGACGGCGACCCGACGGCGCCGGCGACGCCGGACACCGAGATCTCGAAGGACAACGGCGCCGCCGCCGACTGCGCGGAGGAAGTCTCCGCGACCTCCGGCATGGACGGCATGGCGCTCCACACGATCTCCGGCGCGGAGACCGACTGCTCCGTCCTCGCCCTCAACGCGAAAGTCGCCAGCGGCCCGAAGGCGACGCTGATGACGATCTATCCGCGCGTGCTGCCGGTGCTCTTCAGCGTCACGGCAACTGCCGGCGCGGCCGGCACCATCACGCTCCCGACGAGCGTGCGCCGCATCGCGAACCTCATCTCCGGCTGCATCATCCGGACCACCGGCGGGACCGGCGGCGGCGGCACGGGCGGGGCGAACAACCAGGCGCGCGTGTGCACGGCCTTCAGCACCGCCGGTGTCGCGACCGTCGTCCCGAACTGGGAGACCAACCCCGACAACACGACGACCGTCGAGGTGCTCTTGACCGAGATGGCGCAGCACGCGCTCCTCGCGATGGTGATGGTCGAGCTTTCCACCCCGCCGGCGATCGCGAGCTCGGTGCTCGGCGACTGGTTCTCGTGGATCTTCTCCGGGTCGCGCAACAAGCGCACCGAGACCGCGACGCAACAGGTCGTCCGCAACGAAGCCGACAACGCCACGATCGGCACGGCTACGGTGAGCGACGACACGACCACGACGGTACGGGGGCGCTTCGACTGAGGGCGTCCTGAATGGCGCTCGACACCCGCAACAAGCGCGCCTCTCTCCTCGGATGGGGCGAGGCGTGGAACGTCATGCTGCCGTCCCCGGACGGCACGCTGGACCGCTACGACCGGCTGCAGCTCCTCGGCGGCCCGTCGGCGATCCTGCCGTCGCCAGGCGTCAACACGCGCAACAAGCGTGCCTCGCTCATCGGGATGGGCGAGCCGTGGAACATCCTGCTGCCGAGCGCCGACGGCAGCCTCGGCACCGCGGCGGACCGCCGTCAGCTCCTCGGCCTGTACCGCCGCGAGGACCTCGGCACCCAGATCCAGTCGGTGGCCCTGATGGTCACCGCCGGCGCGGCGGCCTTCACGACCTCGATCCCGCTCGCCGCCGCCGCCGTGGTCGAGAACACCGCGACCGGGCGCCTGTTCCTCGTCTTCGACTCGAGCGCCCTCGTGCGGGCGCTCGCGCAGGCCGGCCTCACGACCGGCATCCCGCTCGTGAGCGCCGCCCAGGTGCGGGCGAGCGCCGCGGCATCCTTCGCGAGCACCCTGAGCGTCGGCGCGGTGCCGCAGATCGAGTTCGTCGAGGGGGCGGCGACCGACGTCGATCTCTCCGGCTACGCGATCGGCGCGGTGGCGATGCTCTTCGAGTGGGGCTTCGGCGGCGCGATTCCCGGGGTCGCGTTCAACCCTTCGACCCGGCGGCTCGGCTACGACGGCCGGAGCTACGGCCTCGCCGATGGCGCGGAGATCTGGCGCGACGGGAACCACATCGCGGTCACCGACGGCGCCGATGGCATCGGCGGGGTGGCGTTCGCGCACCCCGGGGCGACTGCAACGCTCGGTGCCGATACCGCGCTCGCCGCCGCCGCCCAGGCCCGCACCACGGCCACGGTGGCGCTCGCGACGCAGATCCGGCCCTCCGCGGCGGCGCTCGCCCGGGCGAGCGCCGCGGGCGAGCTCTCCGGCGCGGCGGACCTGCGCGCCGACGCCCAGGCGCGCACGCAGATCTCCGCCGCGCTCGCGACCTCGCTGCCGCTCGCCGGCCAGGCGTACGTGACCGCGGCGGGCACCGGTGCGCTCGGCGCACCCGCCGCCCTCCAAGGCTCGGCCACGATCGTCACCGAGGCGCATGGCGCGCTCACGTCGCTCACTACCTTCTCGGCCGCCGCGCTCGACAACGTCCTCGCCTCGGGCAACCTGACGGTCGAGATCAACCTCGGCGGCGAGGTCGAGCTCGAGACGCGCGTGACGGCGACCTTCGCCGCGGTGCTGCACGGCAATTTCCGGACCTTCCGCGCCGGTCAGCGCGGGCGGTGGAGGGCGACGCTATGAGTCTCGGCCTGGAGCTGCAGAGCCCCGGTTCGACGCGGGGTTACTCGATCGACTGGCGCGACCTCTTCGGCGAGGGGGTGGTGAACGGCAGCGCCTGGACGATCTCGCCCCAGAGCGGCGGAGTGCCGTCGGTCAGCGACGCGGGCTACGCCGCGGGCATTGCCTTGTGCCGGGTGTCGGGCTTAACCGAGCGCGGCCTGTACGAGGTCACCAGCCGGGTCACGCTCGGCGGCGTGATCGAGGAGCGCTCGTTCACGCTCCGCGGCGGTGCGCAGTGAACTCGCTGCTCGTCACGCCGCCAGCGAAGCGGCCGGTCTCGGTCGGCGAGGTCAAGGCGCACGCGCGGATCGAGACCGAGCTCGAGGAGGCCCTGCTCTACGGCTGGCTCGTGGAGGCGGTCGACCGCGCGGAGGCCGAAACCGGCCGCCGCCTGATCACCCAGACGTGGGACAGCTACTACGACGCCTGGCCGGCCTGCGCGGACGCGTTCGGCGAGGTCGCGCTCGCGCTGCCGTTCTCGCCGGCGAAATCGATCGGCTCGGTGAAGTACGTCGATCCCGCCGCCGCGCTGCAGACGCTCGACCCGGCGCGCTACCGGCTCGACGCCGTGCCGCTGCGGCCGCGGCTCGTCTTCAACGGCACGCTGCCGGCCACCGCCAGCCGCCAGTCGGCGATCGTGGTGCGCTGGGTCGCCGGCTACGGCGACAACCCCGCCGACGTGCCGGAGGCGATCCGGCAGTGGATCATCGTCCAGGTCGCCACCCGCGACCAGTTCCGCGAGGCGCTCGCCGACCGCGCGGTGGTCGAGCTGCCGCGGCCGTTCGTCGACGGCCTGCTCGACCCCTATCGCGTGCCGGTGCTCGGCTGAGCTCCCGATGCGCGCCGGGCGGCTGACCGAGCGGATCACCGTGCAGCGCAAGTCGGTCGCGCGCGACGCGATCGGCGGCGAGACGATCACCTGGCTCGACGTCGCGGTGGTCTGGGCCGAGCAGCTCTCGGCGGCCGGGCGCGAGTTCGTGGCGCTGCGGCAGGCGCGCGCGGAGGTCGCACTCGGGTTCCGCACGCGCTACTTCGCCGGCGTGAACGCGACGATGCGGGTGCTGTGGGGCGGGACGCCGTACGAGGTGGTCGAGGTGATCGCGGCGGCGAGGAGGAGCGAGCTGCGGATCTACTGCCGGGGCGAGGCGCAGGATGCCTGATGCGGTGAGCGTGCGCATGAACCTGCCCGACTTCCGGCGCGAGCTGCGCGCTCTCGGCACGAAGCTCGAGCGGCGGATCGTCCGCGCCGCGGTGCGCGACGCAGGCAAGGTGTTCGTGGAAGCCGCGCAGCAGGCCGCGCCGCGCCTGCGCCGGCCCGACCGGCGGCGGATCACCGGGGCGCTGCGCGGCGGGATCGTCACCGGGCCCTCGCGCTTCGACCGGCGCAAGGGCGTGGTCAAGTTCTTCGTCGGGGTGAAGCACTCCAAGCGTGTCGCCGGCCGCGCGCTCGACCCGTTCTACTGGCGCTTCCTCGAGGGCGGCTGGATTCCCCGCGGCCCGGGGCGAAAGCTCAGGGGCGGCGCGAAGAGCCGCTCGCTCCAGCGCGAGCGCGTCCTGAAAGCGGGCGGGCGCAAGGCGCGCTACCCGTTCTTCGAGCCGGCGTTCCGGCGCGCCCAGGGCCGCGCGCTCGCGGCGTTCACCCGCGCGATGGACGCGGGCATCGCGAAGGCGCGCGCGTGAGCGCGGAGACCGACCTGAACGCCGCGCTCCTGGCGGCCGCGCCGGTGACGGCGCTCGTCGGCACGGGCAACGCGGCGCGAATCTATCCCGACGTCGTGCCGCAGGACGTGAAGCTGCCGGCGATCGCGTTCGTCCGCGCCGACACGGAGTACCTCCACACGATCCACTCCGACGTGCCCGTGGGGGAGTTCGCGATCCTCGAGATCGCCTGCATGGGCACCTCGCGCGCGGAAGCGGACGATCTCGCCGGAAAGGCGATCGCCGCGCTCGGCGCGGCGCGGTTCGGCATCGCCGGCCGGCGGGCGGAGATCGACGTGGAGCAGGGGATCTGGGCGACGATCGTCACCGTCCGCCGGCTGCAATGAGCGCCTCCACCCGCAAGCTGCACGAGATGCTGATCCGCCTCGCGCGCGGCATGCTCAACGCATGGGAAGAATGGCTGCGGCAGCAGCCGAACGCGTAATCACCGTCAGGTAATCACCGTCACCGTCTCCCCGGGCTCGCGGCCCGACCTCGCCCTCTTCCAGGGCCTCGTCGGCCAGGTGCCTCCTCGGGTCACCCCTAGAGGAGCACCGCATGGCAACGCCGCAAATCTGGTCCAACGTCGGGATCGTGATCCAGTCCGCGCTCGGCTCGACGCAGGTCATCGACTCGATCTCCAAGGCAAACCCGGGCGTCCTCGCCTATCAGGGCGCGGACCCGACGAACGGCGCCTACATCCTGCTCACGGTGCAGGGGATGACGCAGGTCGACGGGCGGGTGTTTCGCATCGCCAACGTCAACGCCGGCGCCAACACGCTCGAGCTCGAGGGCGAGAACACCACGAGCTACGACACCTTCGCCTCCGGGACGATGCAGGTGGTCACCTTCGGCACGACCCTCTCCGTCGCGACCGACCTGCAGGCGAGCGGCGGGGAGTTCGAATTCATCGACGTAACGACGATCCACGACACGGTGCGCAAGCAGATCCCGGGCCCCGCGTCGCCGGCGGTGTACACGCTCGAGAACCTGTGGGACGTGTCGGACGCGGGCCTGATCGCGCTCAAGGCCGCGAGCGACGCGAAAGCGCAGCGCTGCGTGCGGTTCAACTTCTCCACCGGCCAGAAGCTCGTGTTCAACGGCTACATCGGCGCGACGCTGCTGCCGACCGGCAACGCGCAGGACAAGGTGGTCACCTCCGCCGCGATCACCATGTTCGGCAAGCCGAGCGTCTACAGCACGTGACCCCGCTCGAGCACTTCCGCGCCTCGAGGGAGACGTGGGCCACGATCGAGGGCTTCGAGTTCCAGCTCCGCCGGCCGACCGAGCGGCAGCTCGCCCGCTGGGTGCGCGACGGCGACGAGGCGCTGGTGGCGAAAGCCGTCGTCGGCTGGCGCAAGGTGAAGGAGCTCGACATCTGGCCGGGCGGCACCGAGCAGGCCGCGGCGTTCGACGCGGAGCTGCTCGTCGAATGGGCGGGCGACCGGCCGAAGATCTGGGAAGGCCTGTGCACCGAGATCCTCCGGCTCGTCAGCGAGCACGCGCGCAGGGCCGAGGACCAGGCAAAAAACTGAGCGCGGCCCTGCAGGCCGACGCGCTGCGGCGCGCGTTCGGCGGGCAGGGCCCTACCCTCGACCAGGACGCTCAGGCCGTGATCCGCGCGTGGAACCTGCTCGGCGGGGAGATCCGCTGGGAGGCGCTCGCGGTGGTCGCCGATCTCGTGGGCGTCGAGGACCTGGAGCTGCTGCTGCTCGGGCTGGAGCACCTGCGCCGGGAAACGAAGGCCGACCAATGAGCCGCCGAGCCGCCGAGCCGCCGAGGAGGTGACCAATTGCCCAAGCTGACGATCGACATCGAGGCGCGGCTCGCGCAGTTCCAGGACGCGCTCACCTCGATCAACCGCCAGGCCGACCAGTTCGCGGGCAAGTTCACGAGCTCGATCGGCGCGGTGAAAGCCTCGCTCGCCGGGATCGCCGGCGCGTTCACCGCCGGCGCGCTGATCAGCTCGTTCCGCGGCGTGCTCGACGCCGCGGAGAACATGAACAAGCTCTCGCAGCGCACGGGCATCACGACCGAGACGCTGTCGGGGTTCGCCGTGGCGGCGAAGCTCGCCGATGTCGAGCAGGAGGACCTCGCGACCGGGCTCAAGAAGCTCGCGGTCAACATGGCGGCGGCGGCCGGCGGCTCCAAGGAGCAGGCCGAGGTGTTCAAGGCGCTCGGGATCAACCTCAAGGGGGCGAACGGCGACCTGACGTCGACCGACACCGTGCTGCGCGAGGTTGCCTCGCGGTTCGAGTCGTTCCAGGACGGGCCGGAGAAGGCCGCGCTCGCCGTGGCGCTCTTCGGCAAGGCCGGCGATGCGCTGATTCCGTTCCTGAACAACCTGCGCAGGTCCGAGGACGAGGCGCGCAAGCTCGGCGTCGTGATCGGCAGCGACTTCGCCCGGCAAGCGGAGGAGTTCAACGACAACCTCAAGCGGATCGGGATCGCGAGCTCGAGAGCCGGCATCTCGATCGCGAACGACCTCCTGCCGCGGCTGGTGGACATCTCGAACGAGATGGTCGCCACCATGGACAAGAGCAACCGGTTCGTCGCTTTCTTCGAGGCGGTCGCGAAGGTCCTGGGGCTGGTGGCGACCGAAGCGGAGAAGGCGAGCCAGGAGCTCGAGCGCCTGGCCGCGCTCGACCGACAGATCGCGAAGCTCGGCTCGGCACCGACCGGCGCGTTCGGCCGCAACCCCACAGTGCAGAAGCAGCTCGATGCGCTCGTGGCCGAGCGCAACGCGCTGCAGAAGGAGCTCGGCCGACGCGCCGAGCTGAAGGCGTTCGCCGATTCGCGCTCGCCCGAGGAGGACCTCCTCTTCTCCGGCAAGACCAAGGCGCCGATCGTCGACCGGCGCGAGAAGACCGGCCCGTCGCCCTTCGAGCAGGAGCTGAAGTCGCTCCAGCGCGAGCTGATCCGCAGCCAGGCCGAGGGCAACAAGTTCATCGAGATCCAGGAGCGGATCGCCGGCGGCGAGTTCGGCAAGCTCACGACCGGCCAGGCGCAGCAGCTCAAGTCGGTCGCCGCGGCGATCATGCAGGCGAACGACGAGCGGCGCCTCGCCAAGGAGCTCGAGGACGGGCTGCTCGAGAACGCGAAGGAGCGCGTGCGCCTCTACAACGAGCAGGCGCTCGCGATCCACCGGCAGCGGGAGGAGTTCCTCAACCTCGCCGATCCGACGCGCGAGCTCGAGCAGCGGCTGCGCGCGCTCGGCGAGCTGCAGAAGACCGACAACGCGATCGACCCGGAGCTCGCCGATGTCGCCTTCTTCAAGATCCAGCAGCAGATCGACCGGATCCGCGGCACCTGGGGCGAGTTCGTCGGGGAGACCGAGAGCTTCCGCGATGTGGCGCGCGATCTCGGCCTCACCTTCGAGAGCGCCTTCGAGCGCGCGGTGATCGCGGGCGAGAACTTCCGCGACGTGCTCAAGGGCATCGCCCAGGACATCGTCCGGATCATCCTGCGCAAGACCGTCACCGAGCCGCTCTCCGCCGCGGCGACGGGACTGATCCAGACGATCCTGAAGGCCGTCCTGCCGCAGGCGGCGACCGGCATCGATTACGTGCCGCGCGACATGCCGGTGTTCGTCCACAAGGGCGAGGCGATCGTGCCGGCGAAGGAGAACCGCCGCGGCGGCGGCGCATCGGTCGCGATCACGAACCACTACACGATCGACGCGCGCTCCGACCGCGCGTCGATCGTCGCCGAGATCCGGGCGAGCGAGCGCCGCACGCTCGCCCAGGTGAAGGACTTGAACGATCGCGGGACGCTCCAGCTCGCATGACGATCACCTATCCGCTCGATCTCCCGGCCGCTCCGAGCGCCCCGGCCCGCATCCGCCTCGTCGCCGAGGACGTGGTCGGGATGAGCGTCTCGCCGTTCACCGCCGAGCAGCAGGTCTACGAGCACCCGGGCAAGTTCTGGCGCGCCGAGGTGGAGCTGCCGGCGATGACGCGCGATACCGCCGAGCCATGGGCGGCGTTCCTGGTCGCCCTCAAGGGGCGCCGCGGCACCTTCCGCATGGGCGACCCCGCCGCCCGCACACCGCGGGGCGCGGCGACCGGCACGCCGCTCGTCCTGGGCGCCGGGCAGGCGGGGGCGCTGCTCGTCACCGACGGCTGGACCGCCGGCGTGACCGGCATCCTCAAGGCCGGCGACTACCTGCAGCTCGAGGACCGCCTCTACAAGGTGCTGCAGAACGCGAGCTCGAACGGCTCGGGCCAGGCGACGTTCGACATCTGGCCGAATCTGCGCAGCTCGCCCGCGGACAACGCGGCCCTGACCGTGTTCGCGGCGAGAGGGCTCTGGCGGCTCGCTGCGAACGAGCGCGGCTGGTCGATCGGCGCGAGCGCTTTTTTCGACCCGCTCGCCTTCGGCGCGGTCGAGGCGCTCTGATGCGCTCGATCACCGCCGGCGTCCAGGCCGAGCTCTCCGCCCAGGCGGTGCAGCCGTTCATCGCCGTCGCGCTGTACTTCGACGCGGGGACGACGCGCCTGTGGGGCGGGCTCGGGACGATCGCGTTCGGCGGGGAGACCTACCTCGGCGCCGGCACCCTCGGGACGGTCAGCGCCGCCCGCGAGTCGGCCAAGCTCGAAGCGCACGGCATCACCCTCGGCCTGAGCGGCATCCCGTCGTACCTCGTCGCCCTCGCGCTCGCCGAGCCGTACCAGGGCCGCAAAGTGACCGTCTACCTGGGTTTCCTCAGCGCCGCCGGCGTGGTGATCCCCGACCCGCTCGTGCTCTGGGAGGGGCGCATGGACACGATGGAGCTCGAGGACGGCGCCGAGACCGCCTCGATCGCGCTCCAGTGCGAGTCGCGGGCGATCGCGTTCAAGCGCTCGCGGGAGCGCCGCTGGACGCACGAGGAGCAGCAGACCGACTACGCCGGCGATCGCGGCTTCGAGTACGTCGCCGGCCTTCAGGACAAGCGGTTCGTATGGCGCCCGGGCTGATCCGCCGCGAGGACTGGGCCGCCCGGCTCGCCGCGTTTCTCGCCGCGGCGCGCACGCGCCCGTTCGCCTGGGGCGAGTGGGACTGCGCGCTGTTCGCGCTGGCGGGCGTCGAGAGCCTTACCGGAGCGGTGCTGGCCGACTGGTGGTCGGGCGATGCGCGGGCGGCGAGCGAGGCGCTGCGCGCCCGCGGCGGGCTGGCGGCGATCGTGGACGAGCTCCTGCCGCGTCGGGAGGTCGTAGCGGCCGCCCGGCGCGGGGACGTCGCCCTGTTCGATGGGCCGCATGGCGACACGCTCGCGGTCGTCGAGGGCCGCTATCTCGCCTCGCCGGGGGTCGATGGGCTGCTGCTGACGCCCTTCGAGAGCGCCCGGGTCGCCTGGAGGGTCGGCTAGATGCCCGTGGCCATCGGCGCTGCGGTCGCGGCGGGGGTCGGCCTGACGGCGGGGACGATCGCCTTCGCGGTGGTCGCGTTCGTGGTCGACGCCGTGATCTCGATCGTCGTCAGCGCGGCCGTGAGCAAGCTGCTCGGGGGTGCGAAGAAGCCGGCGAGCGCGAACGACCTGGCAGCGGCGGCGGCGGACCAGGCGCTCACGGTGCGCGAGCCGGCGGCCACGCGCCGGCAGATCTACGGCGAGGCTCGCTCGGGGGGCGTGATCGTCTTCCTCCACGCGACGGGCCAGAACCTCTCGACGCTCTTCACCGAAAACTTCGTCGTCCCGCCGGCCCCGCACGAGATCACGGTCTCCCGTCAGGTCACCGCTCACGCGGACGCAGGCCTGCGACAGGTGATTAGCGGCGATTACGGCAACGAGGAGCAGGTCTACCCGTTCACGGAGGTGTCCGGCACGCCGGGCGGGGAACAGTACTCGCGCAGCGGGTCGACCTACACCTTCGCCGCGGAGGACGCGGGGCGCAACGTGTACATCACCTACCAGACCCTCGCCCAGATCAACCCCGGCACGATCCTGTGGCTGGTGATCGTCCTGGCCGCCCACGAGTCGGAGGCGATCGGCGATGTCTACTTCGACAACGAGCTCGTCCAGCTCGGCGCCGACGGCTACGCGCTCGGGAAGTACGCGGGCGGCTACGCGTGGGTGTCGAAGCACCTGGGCGGCGCCGACCAGCTCGCGA